AATGACCCGCTCGCCCTCCGATGGGGGCTGGCTCACTTAAACCCCATCGCATGGAGAAAACACGATGGCGAACACCCTGACGGGGCTTATCCCCACCCTTTACGAAGCGATGAACGTCGTTTCGCGCGAGATGGTCGGGTTCATCCCGGCTGTGACCCGCAATACCGGCGCTGAGCGCGCTGCCGTTGGCCAGACTGTCCGCGTTCCCGTGGCGGCTGTGGCTGCGGCGCAGGACGTGACCCCGGCTGTCGCTGCGCCGAACGCGGGCGATGCGACCATCGGTTACACCGATGTGACCATCACCAAGTCGCGCGCCATTCCGATCCGCTGGACCGGTGAGGAACAGCGTGGCTTTGCGGCGAATGGCCAGATGCAGACGGTCATCCGTGACCAGTTTTCGGAAGCCATGCGCGCGCTGGTCAACGAAATGGAAGTGGACCTTGCCAACGCCGTGAAGATCGGCGCTTCGCGCGCCACCGGCACCGCAGGCACCACGCCGTTTGCCACCGCTGGCAACCTCGATGACATTGCGCTCCTGCGCCAAATCCTTGAGGACAACGGCGCACCGACTTCTGACCTGCAATTCGTCGGCAACTCGAACACCTGGGCCAACCTGCGCGGCAAGCAGAACGTGCTGTTCAAGGTGAACGAGGCCGGTTCGTCCGACATGCTGCGCAACGGCATGACCGATCGGCTGCAAGGCTTCGCGCTGCGCAACTCGGCTGGCATTTCGCTGCACACCAAGGGCGCCGGCTCGGCCTACGTCACCAACGGCTCCACCGCTGCTGGCGGCACGTCGGTCGTGCTGCAAACCGGCACCGGCACGGTTCTGGCGGGCGACGTTGTGACCTTCGCGGCGGACACGGCGAACAAGTATGTGGTCAACGTTGGCGTTGCGGCCCCGGGCACCATCACCATCGGCAAGCCGGGCGCGCGCGCGGTCATCCCGACCTCGAACGCGCTGACCATCGGCAACAACTATCGCGGCAACTACGGCTTCGCCCGTGGCGCGGTGGTTCTGGTGCAGCGCACCCCGGCCCTGCCGGATGGCGGCGACATGGCCGACGACCGCACGTCGATCACCGATCCGGTTTCGGGCATCACGTTCGAAGTCGCCGTGTATCGCCAATATCGTCAGGTCTACTATGAGGTTGCCGCCACTTGGGGCACCGCAACCCCGAACGGCGCGCACATCGCCACGCTGCTCGGCTGATCTTTCTGGCTGGCCCTGTCGCGGGGCCAGCTTCTCAAGGTCAGGGGAACACACATGGCCCTTATCACCACGCCCGGCGCGGCCAACGCGGACAGTTATGCCGATCTGGCCGCTGCAACCGCGCGCCACACGGCAAACGGCAATTCCGGGTGGTCAGGCACCGACACGGACAAGGAAGCCGCCCTGCGCCGCGCCACGGCATGGGTGGACGCCACGTTCCGCAGCCGCTGGCCCGGATCGCGCGTCAATGGCCGGTCGCAGGCCTTGGACTGGCCCCGCAGCAATGCTTACGACGCTGCGGGTGAGATGATCGCCTCAACGTCCATCCCGGTCGAGGTTGTGCAGGCCACCTGTGACGCTGCCTTGCGGGAACTGGTATCGCCGGGCAGCCTGTCGCCGGACGTAACAGCGGCTACAGCGGTCAGGCAGGAGACGGTAGGTCCGCTGAGCGTCACCTATGCGGGGCGGACGGACGTTGCCGCCTACAAGCCATTCCTGACGGGCGTGAACGGCATCCTGTGCGCGATTCTCACGGCGCACTCTGGCTGGCTGTTGCGCGCATGACGTTCGATTACGCACGGGCAAGGGCGACGGCGGCGCGGCTGATTGCCAGCTTCGGCCAGACGGTCACGCTGCGCAAGCCTGGCGCAACGACCGGGCCTTCCTACGACCCGGTGCCGGGGGCGCCGGATGACTACACGGCCAAGGCGGTGGACCTGAACAGGCTGATCCGCAACATGAATGACGTGACGGTGACGGCGGGTTCCCGGCGAAGGGGGATCAGGTGCAGATCGGCTCGGAATGGTGCGAAATTACCGTGTCGCGCCCGCTGGCTCCTGGCGGCGTGAATGTCCTGTATGAAGTCGAGGTTTCGGTGTGACTGACATTCCGACGCTGCTTGCCAAGATGGAGCCACGGTTGCGGGAGGCCTTCCTTGCGGCGGTGGCTGACATTCGCAGCGAGGCGCAGATTGCGGTGATTGTCCGGGCGCTGGAAGGTGGCCGGATCGAGGACGCACTGAAGGCCCTGCACCTCGGGGCTGAATTCTTCGCGCCGCTGGATGATGCTCTGGTCGCGGCGTATCTTGAAGGCGGGAGGAATGCCCTGGCGGGCCTTCCGGCGCTACCGTCCCCTTTTCCGCAGGGCGTCTGGTCATCCGCTTTGATGGCCGCAACCCGCGCGCGGAAGGATGGGTAAGGGATAGGTCCTCAACCCTGATTGCGGAAATTGTCGAGGATCAGCGCAAGGCAGCGCGGGAAGTCCTTCAGGACGGGATGACCAAGGGCCAGAACCCGCGCGATACGGCGCTTGGGCTGGTCGGCCGGATCAACCGGGCAACCGGCAGGCGGGAAGGCGGCTTCATCGGCCTGACCAGTCAGCAGGCGGGCTATGTCAACCGGGCGAAAGGCGAACTGGCCGACCCGGCGAAGATGGGCGACTACCTGCAACGCTCGCTCAGGGACAAGCGATACGACCGCATGGTGCTGAAGGCCATGCGCGACGAAAAGCCTTTGGCGCAGGCAGACATACAGGCGATTACGGGCCGCTACAGCGACAGGCTGCTGAAGCACCGGGCCGATACCATCGCCCGGACGGAAACGCTTACGGCGCTGCACACGGCCCAGCACGAGGCAATGCAGCAACTGATCGACAGCGGCGGGGTTCGCGCCGATCAGGTCACGAAGGAATGGTCGGCCACGGGCGATGCGCGGGTGCGCGACAGTCACGCGGCAATGGACGGGCAGAAGGTCAGGTTCGGGGAATTGTTCACCACGCCGAGCGGGGCGCACATGCGGTTCCCGCAGGATACGGCGTTCGGTGCACCGGCCTCAGAAGTCATCAACTGCCGCTGTTATATGCAAGTCAGGGTGAAATACCTGTGAAAACCTTTACCGCGCAGATGAAGGAATTTGCCGACCTGACCAAGGCAAAGGCTGAACTGGTATTCAAGCAGTCAGCGCAGGACGTGTTCGAACTCGCGCAGACCCCGAAGGCAAAAGGTGGGAACATGCCGGTCGATACCGGCTTTCTACGCAACAGCCTTGTCTCGCAACTGAACGGGCAGGGGAATGCAACCGGCGCTGACGCCTATGTGCTGACGATTGCCGGGGCCAAGCTGGGCGACAGTGTGTTCGGCGGGTGGACCGCTGACTATGCCCTGCATGTCGAATACGGCACGAGCCGAATGGCCGGTAACTTCTTTGCCGGTAATGCCGCGCAGCAATGGCAGCGCATCGTTGAACTGAACGCCGCAAAGGCGCGCAAACTCTAATCGGAGAACCTCCCAATGGCACTTGCAACGTCCCTTCGGGCGGCGATCAGCGCTGTCCAGACCGGCACCAATGACTACGGCGGGGTGTTTACCCCGTCGCTGAACTACGTTGTTGATCTTGTTGACGGCGTGGCGGCAGGCGCGGCCGACCAACTGTTCTGCGACGAACGCACGGTCGCTTCGGCGTCGAACGATGACCTTGACCTTGCGGGCGTCCTGCAATCGGCCTTCGGCCAGACGCTGACGATGGTCAAGATTGTGGCCATCATGATCATCAACGCCCCGCGCTCGGGGGCGGCGAACACCACCAACCTTACCGTCGGCGCGGGCACGAGCCCGTTCCTCGGGTTCCTCGGCGGCACGACCCCGACCGTTGGCCCGCTGCGCCCCGGCGCGACCTTCTATCTGGCCTGCGACAACCTTGCGGGCCTCGGCAGCGTGACCGCTGGCACGGCCGACATTCTGCGTATCGCCAACTCGTCCGGCGCTGCGGCTACCTATCAAATCGCCATTGTGGCGCGCAGCGCCTAACCTGAGAGGACCGAAGAAATGGCCGAACTCTACGCAGCCGCTGGCGCGCGCATCTACATCGGCGGGATTCTCGCCACGAAGAACGCCAACTTTGTTGTTGGTGACTTCGCATCGCAGACCTGGGTTGAAGTCGATGGCTTCCAGAGCATGGGCGCTATCGGTGACACCTCCGAAGTCATCACGACCCAGCTTATCAACCGGGGTCGCGACCTCAAGCAAAAGGGCACCAAGAACGCGGGCACCTATGAGGCGAAATTCGTCATCGTCGCCTCCGACGCCGGGCAGGCGGTGCTGAAAACCGCACAGGGGTCGAACGAAAACTACGCCTTCAAGATCACCTACCCCTCGGGCGAAACCGAGTATTTCATTGCTCTGGTGATGACCCGCGCCCGCGCTGATGGCGAGGCGAACGACGTGCTGGCGCGCACCGTGACGCTGGAAATCAACTCGAACATCGTTGAGGCATAATGGACCTTCTGGCCCTCAAGAAAGACACGCAGGCAATCCAGGATGGCCGCTGGGTTGCCGCTGATGAAGTCCCCGGCCTTGGCGACGTGCGCGTCAAGGTGCGCGGGGCGGGCACGGCAGTTGCGCGCGACATGTTCGCGGCCAAGCAGCGCCGGGTTGATCCGCGTGACAAGGATGCAGATGGCCGGATCAAGCCGCAGGTCTTTGTCGGCCTGCTGCGTGAAATGCTGGTGGAACATCACCTGATCGAGATTGAGGGGCTGACGATGGGCGGCAAGCCTGTCTCGGTCGAGGATGCGAAGAAACTGGTGCTTCTGCCGGAATATGAGCCGCTGGCCGACTTGTGCATGGCGGCGGTCACGGCAGTTGACGGAACGAGGGAATCCCGCGCGAAGGACCTCGCGGGAAACTGACCAGCCTCGTGCTGTGGCAATTGCAGCACGGGGCCACGGCTCAAGAATACCGTGACGCCCTGATCCAACGGGGCGCACCTGTTCCCGACTATCTCAATCCGCCCGACGCCATGCCGGGGGTGGCAGAATGGTTCCTGGCTTTCTGGGAACTATCGACCGAACGCCGGTTTCCCGGTGGGCCGATCCCGTGGTCTGCCATTGCGGTGTATCCGACCGATGACCCGGACCTGTTCCATGCCTGCATCCGTGCAGCGGATCGCGCCTATCTGGCATGGAAGCCTGAAACACCTGTCGAGCCGATGCGGCCCGGATTGCTGAGAGGCAAGACCTGATGGACATTGCACAGCTTGGCATTCGGATTGACAGCGATCAGGCGGTCAAGGGGGCACAGAACCTTGATAAGCTGACCGTTGCGGCGGCGAAGGCCGAGAACGCAACGCAGGACCTGTCTGTGGCCTCCCGTGGCGTAGCAGCCCCTCTGGGGGCGCTGGCGCGCGGGTCCAACGTTGTGAGCATGAACGCTCGCATGATGGGAATGCAGCTTTCGCAGGTTGCCCAGCAAACCGCAGCTACGGGGAACTTCGTTTCAGCCCTTGCGATCCAGTTGCCGGACATGGCGCTAGGCTTCGGCGTGTGGGGCATGGCGATTGCCACGGTGGCATCTGTCGCCCTGCCGACCCTCATGGCAGCCATG